CATCTTCGCGCGGGCAGACTTCATCCCGCGTTCCATGTCTTTTGTGTCCGCTCCTACGCGAACCATAAGGGACTTTACTTTAATTTTAGGCCTCCCTTAATCTCTGGGTACTCCCAATCTTTTTTTAAGATCATCGAGCTCTTTCTTTACCTCCTCCTTGGTCCACACTTTTCCAGGAAACATATCGGGCAATAAATCGGAGATGGTTATCCTCTTCCCCGCGAGATAGCTCACTATCTCCGCGGCAAGCCAGGCCGTTCGGAACCATTCCTTTCTCTCCTTTGCCTCATTGGCCTCGATTCTCTCCGTCAATTCGGCGGGAGTAAGATCCTCGAATTCTTCGTAGTTTTTTACGCCTAGTTGGAACGCGATTTTACGGTACGCAGCGATGCCGTCTTTTTCTTCTTTTTTACTTTTTTTTTAGCGACCTTCACTCCTACATGATCAGCAATAGCCGCGGTGATAATGAAAATGATCTGCAGCACTGTGTATTTATCGGGAATCGTATCCTCCAGGAGCTCTTCGACTCTCTCAACCGTGAGATCCCCATCGTATTTAACCAGGCCAGCATACGCAAAAAATGGGATTTCATCGAGCGATGCATTCATAACATCGGTCAGATCCTTGTTCTCGCCGTACTTCTCCTTGATGATCCGGAGCGCCTTGAATCCGTAATGAAGCTTTCGGGGCTTATCCAGGTCTAAGATGTGTTCTCTCATTATGGCACCTCAAAAACAGCGATCGACATATCAGCTGCCGAGTCGCTGTAAGTAATCTGGACTTTGCCGTCCCCGTCATTAAAGCGATCCGTGGGAAAGGGCCCGATGAGCTTCTCATCGTTAGCGGCCGTAACCACAACTACGGCATCATGGTCGCTTCCCTGGCTGCACACTACCTGAGAGTCGATCGTAACCGTCCTCGGGTCTGCAGCGTGGGCATTTTTGATAGATATGTAGCACCGGCCTGAATTGAGGAATTCATCTCCACCGGAGGCACATGCCTCCCAGGATGGAACTATACCGGCCAACACAACCACCTGTTTGGTTATAGTAGCCAATTTACACCTCCGATTTTTAAATTAGATTACGAGCCTTTAGCGAGTCCTTCAGTTCCCTTGAGCGAGAGCGATACAACTGACGCGCCATCTTTAGGAGCGGATATTGAGAGCGATTCAACAGTAGCTTTCCCCATATAAGTATGGCTCGCCGTGTATATCTGGTATTGTAGCTGCGTTCTTTCGTCGTAGGATGTCTCGACCTTAAGCCATCCCGTGTCATCTTCAATAAGAAAATGGTCAAAACTAATACCCCAGTTCTTGATTCCTGGAAGGTGCGTTTCGTGCCAAGAGTCGTCTTTTCCCGTAGTGTCAATCATCCCCATGCCGCGGTCAAAAGTGGCATCTGACTGCCCACCGACGCTTGTCCAGACGGGAGATTCCTCTGTCCCGGTGTTCACCTTGATGAAGATGTCATAACCTTTTACTCTAGTCATAATTTACCTCCTTATGAGATTATTCCAGGGACCTATTTCACCCTGAAAATGTATCTTAATTCAGCCGTAAAAAGCGCTTCGTCCTGGAACCCATAGGTGACCGCGTGAAGCCAGAATCGCTTGCTTCCGTCTGCTATCTCTTTCTGGCCGCATCGTATCATGTGATCAAGCGCTTCCTTCCGCTGTTTTTCGGTTTCGCTGAAGATCTGGATAGTGTAGCTGTGATCTCTTTCGGCCCCTTCCTTAGTCACCGTTTTGGGCGCTTTCAGCTTGAAGCTTGGACATACAATCCAGCACGGCGGCTTCTTCTCCGGCTCCTTTGTCCCTACGGGATAGCCTTTGACTCTATCAGCTATGACTTTCCCGACGTCTACGCCTTTTCTAAGAATTTTCATATTATACCTCCTCGATGAGATAGCGATGCCTCAAGATCGCGTGCCTCGTTATCCCGTCGATGTCAATTATCAAATCATGTAAATCAAGCTCCTGCAATACCGCCCGGAAGTTTGGGGTCAAATCGAGCGCGCTAAGAGTGAGAGCCTGAAGGATCGCGTCCCCCATCTCCGCGATCTCCTTCCTTCCCCGGTACTGTGACCAAATGTGCTTCGTCGAATGAACCTCCTGTCCAGGCTCAAATTTGTCCGACCAATCCCGCGCTGTAATCTCTCCCATCACGACATAAGGAAAGGTCGCTTGCAACGGCAGGTCATCGTAGACCGTATAGCTAGTCTCAACCTCGATCCTTGCGACCTCCGCATCGTGAAGCGTAAGAAATGGCGATTTCATCTTGCCAACATCTCCCTTATCCTCTTCCAGAATTTGTCCTTCACCATAAGCCAGGCCGGGAATAAATACGGCACCGCTGGCAGTCCCCGTTCCGCTATAACCTTGCAGATCGGCCATGTACTTTTGAAACCATGCCGCCTGGCCCATCCCTCGAGCGCATCCGGCGGAGGGAAATGTGGCCTTGTTCCGTATTCAACATGAGCCCCGTAGGGAGCCGTTGGGCCTACTTCGGCTATCATACCATCGGGCGTAAGGTCATTAAGGATTGAATTCGCAAGGTTGCCCAAGTCCCAGGTCCTCCTACTCCGGAGCTTCTCTCTGGCTTCCCGCTGAACGTCGACTCCGGAGGCGTAAACCTCTCCCTTGACCGCTCTCTTTTTCTCCGTGCTTAGATTCTGTAGGGCTCGGGCGATTTCCTTGTCGCCCTTTACGTCCACTCTAACCTTCATTTCTCCTCCCTGCACAGGATCTCGAGCTCTTCGCGTCTTTCCCTCTTGTCGAGGATTGACTCGATCGTCAGAACGCGGTCCCTGTGCTTGATCCTCATCTTGACCGTGATGCCCGTTCTGTATCTTGTCTTCACTCGGTGCGTCACTTCGGCCTTGATCTGATGCGAGTAGAAATACTCGCGCCCTGACAGCGGCTCCACGCTTGCCCAGACAATCACGACGTCCTGCCAGGCTACTGTGAATCCTTTGTGTCCGTCAGCAGTCTTGACCTCCTGTTGGAAGGTTATCCTGTGCCGCATGTCGCCAATCTTCATCGGTCATATCCTCATTATCTTGTAAGACCAGAACAGGGCTTTCAATCCCTTCGGGATCTCCTCGGCTCCCCGGTTCTCATAGAGGTGAGAAAGGAGCTGCAAGATCCCCTGCTTCAATCCTTCCGGAACGTCCGCCGCAGCGTCCCCATAGCCGCCCTTGAACTCCACTATGAAGGATGTAAAGTTACGGTGGGTCGGCCATGCGCAACCGTAGGCCAATTTTACACGGCCCGGAGAGTCCTGCGAAGCGTCGACATCATAGATCGCCGTGTCTACGGTTGTAATATTACCATCGGAATCAATAACCTTTATGGATACCACCGATTGGAGTGGGGGCTTCGGGATCTCGATCTCCGGCGCCGCCGCATCCAGGTACATCTCCCAGGTCTGTGTTATGAAGGCCCGCTTCGTTTCCCGCTCTGCTAACTGCCGGGCTGTTTTGATCAGCGCGGTGATCAGTGTATTGTCTTCGGCCGAGTCGACCTTCAGGTGGAGCTTCGCCTCGTCCAGAGAGATAGGCTCTACGGTCGGAGCTGTCTTCAGTTTTAGCCGCATTTCACTTCGTCTCGGGCGCGCCGGGCAGGCTTGTATCCTCTTCAGCCAAACCGCCCTTCAGATAATTCCGGGCGCTTTTTTCGCTGATATCCGGGCCCACTTCGTAACTATGTCCCGGAAGATAAGCACGCTCGGCCGTTGCCAGGCTAACCAACATCCGGATCCGTTTTGGAACCGGGGGTAGCTTTGCCTCAACAACGGGCGTCGGGGCCTTTTTCCTTTTTTTCTTTTTCGTTGCCATGGTCCTCTCCTTTAAATCTTGAGATAAAGGGGAGAGCCTAAGCCCTCCCCCTTTATTCCTAATTCAGATCTACTTCTGCTTGTCCTGCTTTACGGTGAGAGCTGGAGCATATAGAGCTGATCGCCACCTAGTTCGGGATCTCCGCCCGCGTTTGTCCATGGAGTCGTGTTAGTGATCAGGAATCCAGCGCGCTGCGGGATCTTCCGGCCCGAAGTGTTGAATCCAACCTGGCTTCCTGGCATTATTCCGCGCTGTCCGGGTGTCAAATCCGAGGGGTGGAAATAGACTTCCCGATCCATGTCGTTCCGTCCAGGAGATTGTCCGGAAGCATTGAAGACCGGTCCCCACGTCTGACCCCAGAACCAATTCCCAGCTGTGACCGGAATAAGCGGTATGCATACATTCGACATACGAACTTGAGATCCACCGCGAATATCCGAGTAGATGTTAGGCCAGGCTGTGATCCAGGTCGAGGCTGAAACGTCTTCCTTGAGGGGTTCGTACAGGGTAAGGGTGA